GCAGAGCCGATTCTATACGGCAATTGACACACTGGACGGCAAATCTGCCAGCGAAAAGGCAGGCGGTTTCAAAAAGGCGACCGGTGCAAGCGATATTAACTTTATGATTATCGACAAGGCGGCAGTCTTGCAGGTGCAGAAGCACGTAGTTTCTAAGATTATCGCTCCGGAAGTCAACCAGTCTATGGATGCATGGGCGTTTTATTACCGGACATACGGCTTAACTGATGTGCTTGACAATCACGCAAAGGGCATTTATTGCTCCTATAAGACCGCCTGAGGGAGTGGATGAAATGAAGACCATCGGCATGAAACCACAGAAAAAGCAAAAACCAAAGCCGGTGAAAAAGCCGGAAACGGAGCAAGAAAAGGCATGATTTATGCAGATTTCCCCTATTATCAAGATTTTTACTGTGGTACATCCATCACGGATGCGGCAGCATTTCGCACGGCTGCCGCCCGTGCATCGGAGTACATAGACAGCATCACGTTTGGGCGGCTGCAAAACGGTATCCCAGATGCGTACACCGAGCAAGTGAAAAATTGCTGCTGTGCTTTATCTGAAGCATGGACGTTATTCCTGGACGCAAAAAACGGAATGCTTGCAGGCAGCAAGGGCAAAAAAACCGCCGAAACCATCAGTAAATATAGCGTTAGTTACAGAGCACCAGCAGACGTTGCAGCCGCTCTTCTGAATGGCAACACGGCAGGCTTGCAAAGTTATCTATATCGCATTTGCGTGCAGTATCTGGGGCGTACAGGACTACTATACAGGGGGTGCAACGAGGATTGTATGTAAATAAAATTGGTTGTACTGTCTACGAGCGGACAGCCGGAGCAAACCGCATGGAAACTTATATCCGGCATTTTATCCCGTCCATTTATTGGGAAGATGCAGCCGGTCAAACACAATCCGGCACGGCAATGCAGCAGCAAGACACGGTATTTTGCGTAATTCCTGCCGCTTCCTTGTCTGACTATCTGCCAAAACGGGACGATTTGCTTGTCTGTGGTCGCTGCGAGAATGCAGCACCACCCGAAGCTGCAAAAAGAGTGATGATGGTAGAAGATTACCGCTACGGCTCTGCGGACGTGCAGCACATCGAGGTGACTGCAGGATGAGTTTGACGTTTAAAATCACTATGCCGCAGACACAGCAGCTACAAAAGCGGCTGCAACCTGTGCAAAAGTACGTGGATAGCGAGATTCTGCGGAAATGTTACCCGTATATCCCATTTAAAACGGGGATGTTGCGTGATTCTGGCATTTTGGGGACAAAGGTCGGCAGCGGTCGCATCCGTTGGCTTGCACCGTATGCACGGAAACAGTACTACAAAGGACTATCAACGGGCAAGCGTGGCAGATACTGGGTAAAACGGGCAATGACCGCCCACGGAGAAAGTATCATGCGAGAGGCACAAAAAAAGCTAAATGGTGGAGGTGGATAATTTGTCAATCATTGAG